ACATTTAATACTCCTTTTGGTATTGCTTGACAGTTCCAATGTATAAATCTAAATGGACTATATCCCATATCTACAATGTATTGATGAGGTAAATATGATGGAAAGAACATCATTCTACCTGGTTTTACTTGATAATTTATTGCTGATGATGCGTAAGTTACTTTTGTTTTATCTTTTTCCGGTAAAAGATTCATAACATTACCTGGTCTTGGATCTTCAAACATAGGTAATGATGTAGACTCATCTGCTTTTAAAAAATAAAAACCCGATATATGACCATTCCAATGAGTATGTAAAGTATGGTGTCCACCACCTTTTTTAGCAAACTCTTGTACCCATAATTCTGTAGTAAACAATTGATGACCAGACATATCAAAACCCATCTCGCCTAATAAATTATGTGATGTTGCACCTATATAATTTTGTAATTCTGCAAAGTTAGGATCACCAATTAATGATGTTGAATGAAATACATGACCCATGTCTCCTTTGTCACCAAACTTTTTATTACGTTCATCAATAGCTGGTTTTAAATTTTTCTTTGATGCTTCAATATATTTGTCTGATGCTTTATTTAAACTATCTACAAATTTTGGTTCATCTGCAAACCATATAGGACATTTAAAAAATTCTTCTAATCGTAATTGTTGAGGATAACCTACAACTTCTTTTTTTACTTTTTGTTTTCTAACTTTAGCTTTTTTCTTTTTCATATTTCTCCTTTATTGAAATGGATATCCTAAGTTCCATATTACTAAACTGTTTCTTTCTCCACTTTTAACAGGACATACTCTATGCCATACAAATGAAGGAAACACAACCAATGATCCTTTGGGTAGTATCTCTGTACATTTTCTAACGTTTCTTTTTTTATCTGGATCCATATTTCTAAAATCAAATTCTAACTCACCACCTTTATAATCTTTAGGGTCAGATAAAGTAACGGTTACAGATAGTTTTCTAATTTTACCATGTGATGGATCACCTTGTTGTCGTTGATAAGGTTGATCCCAGCTATCACAATGCCAATCATAATACTGGCCTTTTTTATATTTTGTAAACTGACAAGACTCACTAAAGTCCCAATTAAAATTCCAACCAGCATTAGCGTTTGCTTGATGCACATAAGGTTGTATTTCTTTATAAACCCATCTATCATTCATCCAAACAATGTCAGAGTTTCTTTTTGTTTTTAAATCTTTAACTTGTTTTGCATTTAATTTTTTATCACCATAACCACCAGTGACTGCCATTTGATCTTGCATTTGATGACCATACTTTACAATGTCATCACAGATACGTTCTGGGATTGCTGATTTAAAATACCAATAATAATTAGTTAAGTTCATACTTTATGAAAAACTTTATAAAGAATTTTTATGAAACTGTCAAGGTTCCAGAAACTGTCAATAATTACTAATAAGGCTTAATTTCTAAGTCTCCAGATACTGTAAATGTTGCAATTGTGCAACCACCTGCTGGAGCTGGTAACGTTGTTTTTGTATTAGTTCCTGGTGATACAAATATAGTAGGTCCTGCGGGTCCTGGTGCTCTTACAATAACAATACCTGATCCTCCCGAACCACTATTATCTGTAGGACTATTTTGAGTTCCACCTCCACCACCACCAGTGTTTACTGTTCCAGGTGTTCCAGTTGTATCTCCTCCTGCTCCACCACCACCTGAGCCACCAGTTCCTGGTCCAGGTGAACCTGATCCTCCACCACCTCCTCCTCCAGCTCGTGTAATTGAAGAACCTGTTATTGAATTTGCTAAACCATTTCCACCTGGTCCTCCTTGTGTTGGTGCTCCAGGTGCTGGAGCATTACCTCCTGATGCACCTGCACCACCTCCGCCACCTGCAGAAAATGGTCCAGAAAATATATTAGCTCCACCAGGATTTCCTTGTGAGGGTGATACTGGAGGAGTATTTCCTGCTCCTCCTGGTTGAACATTTCCTGATCCTGTTCCTGATCCACCGCCAGATCCTCCAGCTAAACCTTTTCCAGGAGAAGAAGAAGCACCACCTCCACCACCACCTGCTGATGTGATTGTAGAAAATGTTGAATCATTTCCAGGATTTCCTGCTCCACCTCCAGTTACTGAATTTCCTCCACCTCCTACTACAATTGAATATGTTCCTTCATCTAATTCTATTTTAGTTCCTCCAGGAAAAGATGTACGATAACCTCCAGCACCACCTCCACCTGATCTTGGTCCTGATCCTCCCGAAGCTCCACCTGCGACTACTAAGTAATCAAAAGATACTGGGGCTGCAAAAAGCCTCGGCCATGTTCCTTGTTGCTTGGCTGCCATTTGACTTTGCATTGACCACACACCACTTGCTTTGTTTAATTCTTTTACGACTACGATTCCTGGTCCGCCTGCTCCACCAACTCCAGGTCCTCCTGTTTGTCCTCCACCTCCGCCGCCACTACCTGTATTAGTAGTTCCTGCGGTTGCAGCTCCATTATCTCCACCTGTTCCACCACCACCTGATCCTCCTGCTGCTCCAGTTGGATTAGATCTATTTGCACCACCACCTCCACCACCAGCGTAAACTCCTGAATTAGGTATTGGTGATGTAAATAAAGAACTTACGTCTGTTCCAGCACCTCCAGTGCCAGCCGAAGTTGGTTGACCATCTTGCCCAACAGTAGAAGATCCTCCACCACCTCCAGAACTTCTACATCCTAAAATTTTTCCTATACCACCTGGATTACCTTGCGGTGGACTAACTGGCGGAGTATTTCCTACTCCACCTATTTTATCAGGGCTTCCACCACCACCTCCACCTCCTGATCCTCCAGCAATTCCTGGATCTGAATAAGTTCCTCCAGCGCCACCACCTGCACTTGTAATTGTTGAAAATGTTGAAGGAGATCCTTGTGATCCTGGAGCTGGAGAACTTGGAAAAGAAGCTCCACCTGCTCCTCCACTACCTACTGTAATTGAATATGATGTTGCTCCACAAACTGAAAATGATGCACCAGTACGAAGTCCACCAGCCCCGCCACCACCAGAAGATTCTCCACCACCTCCACCGCCACCAGCTACAACAACTGTATTAACAAGTCTAGTTCCTGGTTGTGTAGTGACTGAGCAAGATGATGTAAAAACGGTTTGCGTACACTTCCCGAAAGAAGTTTTATTTGTTTTACCGATTATACCGCCATTGGTTCTGGCCATTTGAGTCTCCTATTCGGACACCCAAGCTGTGCCATTCCAATTATATTTGGTAGGTGTTTCCGATTCGTCGTTTGATTTTGTTGCTTCCCAACCTTGTGTGTTGTCAGCATTGTATTTTGTTTCGTTCCACGAAATTATGTATCTTACATCACCTTCTTCTGTAACTGTTGGATAAGTTATTGGTGCTTGCCAATCATCATTAGAATCTAATGACCAAGATGCATAAGGTTGTTGTGATAAAAATTTATCTTTTACAGGATCATAGACCATGCCTATACCTGCATATTGTTTTCTAAAATTATGATTGTAAGAAGTTTGTTTCCAAATTCCACCTTTGAAAAAATTAATACACCATGTTTCACCGTCTTGGTGCATATCATTATCTGCAAGAATTCCACCGTTTGCTTCGATGTCGTTTCCTACAACTACTACTCTTTCAACTACTTGATGAGTATCAGATGTAAATCCTGTTGGATCTACTTTTGTTTTTAATTCTGCGAAATGTGCCATATTTTTATCTCCTTAGTGTTTAAATTATAATTTAGTTTTAACTTATTGTCAACGTTCCTGAAGCTATAAACTTAGCTAACTTATCTCCACCAGGATGAGTTGAAATTGTTGCAGACGGACCTGGGTTAGCACTAAATGTAACTGCACTCGGTGCTCTAATAACAACAATACCTGAACCACCAGCTCCACCTGTACCACCACCACCTGGACCTGCTATACCAGCTCCACCACCACCACCAGTATTTGCACCTCCTGCACCTCCTGCTGGGTTAGCTCCAGCTCCACCACCGCCAGATCCACCAGATCCACCAGTTCCACCTCCAGCATTAGTTGTACCACCTCCACCACCAGCATATGTAGTAGATGGACCTAAAATATCATTAGCAAGACCATTACCACCATTACCAGCACTACCTGGACCTGCATTACCTCCTGTAGCGCCAGCTCCACCACCGCCACCACCATTAGTGTTAGCTACTAAACCATCAAAACCTGTACCACCTGGATTACCTTGAGGAGGATCTACAGGGGGTGTATTACCAATACCTCCTGCCGCAACAGAAGATCCTGGACTAGCAGGAAAAGTCCCTGATCCACCACCACCAGATCCTCCAGGTCCACCATTTGCATTTATAATTCCTCCCTGTCCACCACCAGTTGATGTAATTGTTGAAAAAGTTGAAGGACTACCAGCAGAACCTGCTGAGCCTGGAGAAGGGCCAGCAGCACCACCTGCGCCAACTGTAATTGCATAATCTCCTGATGTTAAAAATAAGGATGATCCCTGTAATGGACTTGGACCATAACCAGACATTCTCATACCTCCACCACCAGCTCCACCTGTAGAACAACCTGTTGCTCCACCACCACCAGCGACTACTAAATAATCTGTTTGAATAACATCTGGATCACCCTCACCGATTGTTAAACAACCTGATGCTGTAAAACTTGCTATCTGATCTACACCACCTGCTGGATTTCCAACATAAGAAACTGAACCGCCAGGAGTCGTTGATAATATAACTCCTTGACCTGCATTTGCTCTTGCGATCACGATACCTGAACCACCATTTCCACTAGGATGGCCACCAGCATCATAATCAACACCACCTGAACCACCACCTGTATTTGCACCAGCATTACTAGAAGAAGATCCAGAAGGAGCTCCAGCAGTTCCACCACCAGCTCCACCTGCTCCAGGAGTTCCACCTTCAGCATTACCACCTCCACCACCAGCGTATGTTGTTGCTGTTCCTGTAATATTATTTGGTGCTCCATCACCACCAGCTCCCGCTGTAGGAGAAGTTCCATTTCCTCCCGCTGCTGTAGCTCCACCACCTCCACCACCTTGGAAGCCTCCCACATTTCCACCAGCATTACCTTGAGGAGGATCTGTTGGAGGTGTATTACCAGCTCCACCACTACAGGAAGGGGATTGGTTACCACCTCCACCACCTGAACCTCCAGCTTCGGCAGCACCTGAAGCACCACCTCTACCACCTCCTGCAGATGTAATTGTTCCTAAAATTGAATTATTTCCTGGACTTCCACTACCACCTCCACTACCAGGATGTCCTGTTCCACCAGCTCCAACTGTAACTGTATAACTTCCTAAACCTAGTTCTAATGCTGATCCTTGTAATGGACTTGGTCCATATCCTGATGCACGATAACCTCCAGCACCTCCACCACCTCCACCACCATTTGCTCCACCACCAGAAGCACCACCAGCGACTACCATGTAATCTACTGATGCTGTTCTTGAAATCCAATCACCATCTTTAACTAAATCTGTAACTTCATTCATACTCCAAACACCTGATGCGCATTTAGGAATTGTTTCTTTTACTACTACAACGCCTGAACCACCTTGATAAGAAGTACATTTACCTCCACCAGCTCCACCACCAGTGTTATCTATACCATTTGAAGTAGCTGCGCCTCCACCACCTGGAGATGTACAACCTGCAACACATCCAGCGCCAGCTCCACCTGATGCTCTTACTGTACAATCACCTGGCCACGCACTTGACCCTAATCCACCAGTTCCACCTTTGTATTGAGGACCTGGATAAGTTGGATGACCTGGTGCTGTTCCAGGACCACCTGCTCCACCTGCTCCACCACCTGCTCCACCTGCATTTATAACTCCTGCTCCACCTGTATTACCTTGGGAAGGACTTGTTGGAGGCGAATTTCCCGATCCTCCTGGTAATGTTACATAACTAGGATTATCTGGATTACCTTCGGAACCACCTCCACCAGACGCACCTGGTAAACCAGCATTTCTAGAACCACCTGGAGATTGACAACCTATTCCGCCACCTCCTCCTCCACCATTAGAAGTTAGTGGACCAAAAACAGAATCAGATCCTGTTGATCCATCTCTAGTAGTTCCTCCAGAACCACCACCACCAATTACTACTGGTGAACAATTTGCTGAAATACTTATACAAGTATTAAATCTATAACCACCCGCTCCACCCGCTCCTGCAGGTGAATCTGAATTTCCGTGACCACTTCCACCACCTCCACCGATAACTAATACGTTAGCAGATGTAACTTGACAGTTATGTCTTGTAAAACAACCTGTTGCCGTAACTGTAGTATTTTTTGTAGTGGGTGTGTTAACAACTTTTACTGGTCCTATTATTCCGCCATTTGCCATAGCCTATAGTCCCTCCTACGCGTCGTCTAACACTTCATACGATATGAATAAGTCTAGATCCGAAGCAGCGCTTGCTCCGCCTTTTAATATATCACCTTCTCTTAAATAGATAGGTGTGTCCACTAATACTAACGTTGCGTCAGCTGGGACAGAAACTGTTTTTGCAATATAAACATCGGCAGCACCACTTGCAACTGTTGCACCAGAAGATGTTTGAACACTTGTGTCAATAAATACTGATACATCTGCTGCGTTTGTTCCATCAACGTTTGCAACTGTCATTCTGTTTATTTTAATTAGCTTGTCTGCTGACACAGTCATCAAAGTTGTAGTCGCAGTTGCTGTTAAGTTCCAGCCAACCGACTCTCCTCTAATATCTGTTACGTTTACTATATTTGGATTTGCCATAATTTACTCCTTTTATCCGAAAACGATTGCCATTGCAATAGCTTTTCCTATTCCAATTCCCGCATTATCTTGGAAAGTTGGAGCAGTTCCTGTTCCTGTTGATGTTAATATTTGACCTGAAGTTCCTTCAGAAATAGCTCCAAAAACTCCAGAATTGTTATATTGAACTTGACCTACTGTTCCAGCTGGTGAAGTAGTTAATCCAATTTCTTCAATATTTGTACCGTCTGAATATAAAAATTTATATCCAGTTGTTGTAAAGTTTACACCTGTTCCAGATGCAGTTTTAAATGTAACTGTTTGAGAACCTGTTGTAGCATTTTCTACAATATATAATTTTTCTACCGAATCAGGAACTGTTACAGTTGATGTACCTGTTAATGCACCAGTTAATTTTAAAACCATGTTTCTAGCAACAGATGTACTAGTTGATCCATCAGTAATTGTAAGTGTAGTTGTACCACCATCAGTTACAGCTTGTGATGCGTAACCAGCGACAGCTTGTTGAATAATATCTAAGTTTGTATTTGTTTTAGTTCCCCATGTACCGGCATTTTCGCCAGTTGCCATAAGTTCTATACCTAGTTCATTGTAGGTTGATGCCATAAATTTTTATCTCCTATGCAGCGTCACTATAACTTGTATTTGATCCAGTTGCAACATCAGAATATGATGTATTTGAACCAGTTGAAATTCCACTATAAGCCGTATTTGAACCGGTGTCAACATCTTGATAATGGATAATAAATGGAGCACCTACAGAGGCTGTTATTTCAAACCCTTGTAATCCAACAACTTGATCGTCAATACTTACTGATCCTACATTAGAGCTGAAAGAAACTCCTGTTAGACCCATTACTTGATCTGCTGGATCAATACTTCCAACTGTAGATGTAACAGATTGACCTTCTAAATTAACGACTGATGAACCTAGTCCAACAAGTTGACCTAAAGTAAACTCTGATTCTTGACCTTGTAATGTTACAGCATTATTTGGTGCAATAGCTGTTCCTTGTTCAGAAGTTATTTCTAAACCAGTTGGTTCTA